CGGCTGGCTTCGTGTGCTTGCTGCGATATGGATTCAGCTTAACCGGATCAATCCAGTGTGATTTCGTGACGCCTTGCCGTGAGTTGTAAATCGCCGCCATCAACGCCGACGTGTGGTCCCAGTTTGCTTTCAATGTGCTGCGGCACATGGCGTGCAACTCTCGCAGCGTGTAAGGCCCCACGTCTATTCGCAGGATTGCGGCACACTCTGCGATGTCATCCCACCATGAATGGCGTCGTGAATCTGCTGTTGAATCAGAGCGTCCATGTCCGCTGAGTTGATCGCTTTCAAGCTCTGTTCTTTCGCCACGTCCTGAAACGCTTTGGTCTTGTTCCACGCCGCCGCAATCACTTCCCTGCGGTTGCGACGGGAGATAAAAACCAACTCATCAATCAATGCATCACAGGCGTTGTCGAGTGCATCGCCAATCAGGCGTTGTGCAAATCCCACCTCATCCAACTTGCGATGTCGGATCTGATCTGTGCACAATTCGCTAATCACGTCAACAAGCTTTTCATCATCGGTAATCAACGTTTCCAGTGTTGCCTGATCGTCAATCCGCAACAGGTCAATTCCAAGACTGGAACGCAACCGCCTCACAATGGACGTGTCAAGCGTGATTGCCCACTCTTCTCCGGTGGCGTCCGTGAACGTGTGCATTACTGCCCCTGCTTAAATCGTGGTGCAATACCGACTCGCACGTCAAACACCTGGAACGTACCGTCCTCGTTCTGGACACGCTGCCGACGGTATTCGTAACCGTCCTCACCCACCCACGGTTCGCGTTTCCATGACTGATCGGCTTTCTCTTTCGCAATCAATTCTTTAACGGTCACCGGCGTTTTACTGGTAGTCGGTTGCTTTGTTTCTTCACTCATCGCTGTTCAGTCCTGTTAGACGGAGATAGTCACGAAATCGGCAGCGGTCGTGGCGTTGGCCGCTGGACGAATGGTGATGGAGACGGAATTGCCTTCATGTGCCCCATCGTTGTCCCAGCCCACAATAAACGCTTCAGCCTGAAAGCCCTTTTCGCCTGCCGTGGCCACGGGTCCGGTCATGGCGGCAATGCCAATTCTGGTGTTGTCCTCAAATGCCGCTTTCAATGCGTCATAGTTAGTGTTGCCGTTTTTCTTGGTAATCGTGATTGTGAATTCACGGCTGGTGTGTGTCGGCACAACTCCAATTTCAGGCACGTTGCGTTCCGCAATCTCTGCAACGTTCTTTGTTGCCGATTCCTGCACGTCCTGCACACCGGGAATGAGTACCCACGTCGGCGATGCAATGTCACCGTCGGCGTCGTAGTAAATTTCTTCGATGAAGCCGACTTCACCCGCTCCTGATAATGCCATCTGTTACGCTCCTGTTAGCGAATTGCATCTTTCCACAAACCCGGCATCAGTTCGTCGAGTTGACGGCCAAACGCCGGCGTCATAAACGGTCGGGATTCAACCGCAGTTGACCCATATTCCAGTGCCGGCAACGCTTCACCAGCTTTCTTAAATCCTGTCAGTCGTGCCGGTCCCACCACCACGGACTGTTCAAACTTGTCGTAACTGAAAAACAGAAAGTTCTTGAGCAACCCCGTCACCACCCGTGGCGGCTTACCTGGTTCGCTTGGTCCTTTCTTGCGACGTCGCATCGACCTTTTCGCGTCACGCCGTGTGTAAGCTCCGAACTTACTGAGTACCTGCCGTTCTGCTTTGGATGTCGCGTCTTCCAGTTCCTTGGTATTGAAAAAAATGGCGTTCGGTGGTAGGCGAAATTGCACTCCTGCCATCGCTTACGTCCTCAAAAATCGGTAAGGAATGCGAAACAAACTCAGGAAGTCCCCGCTGTAATAGGTGTGCGTGTCGTCACGACTCACGCTCGCCTGCATCGGGTCCCACATCACGTACTCGTCAACACGCTGCAACGGAATGAACTGCCCCACATTGGCAACCACAAACACCTGCTTCAGATACCGTTGCAAGACGGTGTCGATCAGCAGTTGCAGGTCGTCCATTTCACTGCGAGTCTTGGCGTCCAGTCGCTTGGCAAACCCAAAGTCGATGGAATACGTTTCTTGCGATGAGGTCCGGTCCCGTTGCTCAATCTCGGCAATCGGCCACGGGGCGATTAGGCATTGCAAATCGCTCAACTGTTCTTTGCCGATCCAAAGCGGTTTCCAGACTCGTTCGGCTCGAAAGTACATTGACCAGTTGCGTGCTGTGGCGTTGATGTCCGTCACAATCGCATCACCGAGTTCGACTACTGGTGATGCCATCAGGACACCTCTTCCACAAACACTTTCAATACCTGACTGGTCCCGTCACTGTATTCCCAACACTGCCCTTTGCCGTCCGGCGTGCGGGCTTCAAAACGTCGGGAACCAATCACGAACTCATCAATTGGCAGTGGCGTGGTCACTCCGCTGCCGAAGTTGTAGGTGGACGCAATCACGTGCAACACGGTGACGTTACGAGAGATTAAAACATCCCTGCTGTCTCTCGTACGCACTTCCTGCTGATCCATAATCACCGTCATGGTGACTGTGGCAGAATTCCGACTGGCCACGGCACTCACCGCGAAGTCATTCGTGTTGAAAAACACCGTCGCCAAATCGGATTCCAGCAGTGATTGCAGCGTCATCACACACCATCAGCAGTGTTGTAAATCACTTCAAATTCGCGGATCGTCACCGAGGCCACGCCCGTACCAGATGCCTTCTGCAACTGCACGTATGGCTGCACACCTTGTGCTGCCGTGACGTTGCTCATGTCAAAGGTGGTACTGGATGCAACCCGCTCACCGTCCACGTAAAACTTGACGTCAGACAGTCCAGCTTCGAAGTCGATCACCAGCGTTTTCAGCGTGGCGGCAAGGCTGGTGCCGGTTGCCACGTCGTTATTGTCATTGGTGCCGTCGTCCGTCTCGACGACCAACGCTGATGTGGACGCGGAACCTTCCATGCGGAACCAGGCATGGTTCGTCACACTGTCGTCAGTGTCGTTTTGTGCCGTCGCCAGGCCCATCACCAGCGTCGTGACGGCATCGATGCCGCCAACAAGTGCCTTGATGGTGACAGACTGGATCTTGTCGATCGGGAACACCAGCACGTCATTCTGGTACGCCGTGACAATCTCCGCTTCACTGGTGCTGGCCAGTGTGAGCTTCAACCCGTCTTTGGTCGTCAGGTAGGTCGGCGTTCCGGAAGAACTGGTGTCTTTAACGGTCCAACCATTGTGTCCCGGTGTCGTGCTCAATGCTTGTGCTCGATCGAAGCGGTCACACCACTCCTGCACACCTCGTAAAACAGTCATCTCAACTCCTTTTCAGGATTCAAAAGTGTGAAAGTGGTCCTTACGCTCCGGCGTGTTTCTGCACACCGCGATGGTCGAGAGCCTTGGCGGCAAACGTTTGTAGGATGATGTATTCCTGCGAAAGTTTCTTCTGATCGGTAATCATGCGAGTCCGTGGCGTTTCCTGACCTTGCAGGAATGTCACTTCCACGGTTTCCACGCGGGTCGGTTCCGCAAACAGATACCAGGCAGTTGCACTGTTGGCGTCCAGCAACGGTTCCACCACGGGAATCAGATCGTTGTTGACATTGACCACCCCGGCATGCGTGCCGTTCGGATCGGCAATCGATCGCACCACCTGCAAGGCAGTGGTTCGCAACGCCGAAGGAACGACGATGTAACGTGGCATCAGTCCCAGAATATCTGGTCCTTCGTTGCCTTCCGGCGTGTTGCTGCCCCGCATTTGCATCATCAGATTAGTCAGCGTTTGAATCGTTGTCGCTGACGGTGCCCCGGCTCCTGTGGTCAGGTTGGTCCGCTTGCGTGCTCCTGTGGCGGTTGCAAACAACGCCACCGAGTCCCGCATGGTCGGATTGCCGGTGATCTGTGCCCATGCCGACGCATTGACGGTTCGAGCTGCGGCATCACCGAGCTTGAAGGGACTGCGAGAAATGACGCTCATATCGTCATTGACCAGCAACTTATAGTTGAAGGTCAACGCCAACGAACGGCATTCCACGGCGTAGGTCTCTTCCTCGTCGGCCATGCTGGCTTGGTCGGGATCTTTGCTGTCATTCCAGATCGGCAGATTCGGCACAGCCCCGAGTTGCATGCGGTGGATCTTCTTAAAGTCCGCCACCGACTCACCTTGACGCATGGGACCCCGCCAAGTTGCCGGATATTCACCGTATCCCAGCATCATGGACTTGTTAATGGCGTCACGCGTGATGTTCGGGAAGCTGCCCGTGGTGTGGTAGCCTGCTTCCATGCGGATGCCGACTTGCTCACCAAATCCCAGTGCAGCCATTGCGATTTCGTCACGGGAATGCCCCCGCACGTCCACGCCATCCATTCGCAGGCACTCTTGGGCGATGTCAAACAGGGACGCATGCCGGAATTGCGCCCAGTCTTTCGAGCGTTCCGCTTCCGGAAAAATGCGGTCAACAGTCGCTTTTCGGCGTTCGTTGCTGCCGTAGTCGCC